CCACCTTCTAATTCAGTAACACTAGGTCTAACTTTATAAACTCTATTACCTTGAGCATCATAAGTATTTTGAACATATAATACAGGACAGCGAATTCCAGCCCCACGCTGCCATTCTAAGAATTCAGTATACTCTTCTAAATCATTAAATTCAATTGGGTTAACTCCAGGAACCTGCGTTAGGTTAGAATTGTATAAATAATATTTAGTCCCTTTTTGAATTAAAAGATTAGGACAGCGTATTTCTCCATTAACATTCGTTAATCCTTCAAGCATTTTTTGATTACTTGTATAACGAATGTAGAAATACAACCCACCTAAAAATATGATTAACATAAATAAAATCTTTACTCTTGAATATGACATTATATATTATACTTTTAAAAAAAGTTATAATCTAAAAGTTTATTTATTTACCTATTTTTTTATACTTTTTTAAAGTATATGTATAATATATAATGCATATTTTACATATTAATTCTGAAAAAGATATCAGTAAGATAGACAAAATGATTAAACAAGGAAAAGATGTATTTATTCTTGTTTATATGGAAGGTTGTGGTCCTTGTAATGCTACTCGTCCTGAATGGGCAAAAATTGAATCTGCGTTAAAAGACCAATATGCGAAAAATGATAAATTAGTTGTAATTGATGTTAATAAAAATTATATGTTAAATATTAAGCATATTGGTAAAGTTGATGGATTTCCAACAATGAAATATATTGGAAATTACGGAAAAACAATTGAATTATATGAAGATTCATCAATAACAAAGAAAGATAGAAGTGTCAATTCATTTATAAATTGGATTGAATCAAAAATTAATAAAATGGAATCTACTACACCAACCAGTTCTGCCAAACATGTTTATAACAGAATCTCAAAAACAAAAAAACACCATGAAACTCATCATAAAAAAACATATCATAAAAAAACACGTCATCATAAAAAGGGACATAGAGGTGGTAAATGGTCAAGAAAGTATAAACTAAGTATTAATTGTAACAAACCAAAAGGGTTCTCTCAAAAACAATACTGTAAATATGGTCGTAATAAATAAACTTAACAAAAATTCTCTTTTGAATATCCAATTACAGCACATGCGATTCTTTTTCCGGCATTTCCTGTTTTAAGACTTTCAGCATTTCCACCTTGTCCACAATCATCTTGATCTTCATGAATAATTAGTCCTCTGCCAATAATATTTGATTTTGTTCCACGCAATTTAATAATATTATCATAGAAAGAATATTTGGCTTCTCCTTTATTGTTAGTTTGTAAATTTCCAAGATCTCCAACATGTCTATTTAACATACCTGGGCATCCATGAGTCATATTATAAGGATTAAAATGTGCGCACATACTTGTACATTTATCAGATAAATCTCCTGCTTCATGAACATGAAATCCATGTAATGAATTAGGACTTAAACCAGTAATAGATACATCAATTTTAACTTTATTTCCAACTTCAGTAAATTTAACAGTGCCCTTAATTTCATTAGTAAAAACAGCAATAGCTTTGATATTTTTAGTTGTCATATTATAATAACTATAAATAAATATTATTATTAAAAACGAAATTTACTTAACAATTGTGACTTCCTTGGCAACATTGCTAATAATTTTGTTAATATTTTTGATACCTTCTTCTTCTGTTAATCCATTCATAGAATTACTAACAATTTTTAAATATAGATCATTTTTTCTTGAATCAGAATCGGAACAATCTGGATATTTATCTCTCCAGTTTTTGATTTGTTTAATATTTTCATTAGCAATTGTTTTGATAGCCTTTGTTAGTATTGGTTTAGTTTCAGTTTCTTTGGTCCATTCATTATTATTTTTGATATATAATATTTCGCGTTTAGGATCAGAACAATGAAGTGGTCGCATATGCTGTTCTAAATTATTCAAATTTTTAAGAAATATGTTAGTAATACCTTGAATATATCCTTGTCTTCCAGTATGTTCTAAATCTTCAAGATTGACTTTAATAGAACTAACAAAGTCAGTAATATTGAAAGCATCCTTACATGTTTCGTTTAAAAATACATTTAAATTGAATGTTTTATTACCAACATTATTAAGATTATTGTTATTAACAATATTACATGATGTATTATTATTTGGGCCTCCATTTTCAATGATCTTGAAAAGTTTTTCATTCTGTTGAAGCAAAGCAGATATGATTTCTTTATCAGTTAATCCAAGTTCGTTATTTTTATAATCTTCGTCGTTTTGTTTACATTTTTGTTTATGTCTCCATAATGTCGTGCGGCTATTAAATATACTTCCACACTCACATTGGAACTTTTCGTCCTTTTTTGTTTCATTTTGTTTCATATTTGTTTCATTTTCGCATTTTTTGTGTTTTTGGGTTGAGAGGTGTCTTTGAAATTGACTAAAACGTGATGATGAATAGTCACATAGTTCGCAATGAAAAATTTCGGAACTTTTTGGAACCTTTTTTGTTTCATTTTGTTTCATAATATGAAACAAGAAAAGTTCCTAAATTATTTTCGTTAAAAATATAAAAAATTATCGTAACACTTTTTTGCGTTATTTTTTTGGTTTTTAGAGCATTCTCGTCACAAACCTCGAAGTACGAGGCCTTTTTCAAAACTTTTTTTGGTTTTTCAATTTTGGACATTTTTTTTTGTCCATTTTCGAAAACCTAATTTACTTTTTGAAAAGTTTTTATAACTGAAATTTTCACCCTATTTTAGGAATCCAAATTTGTGACCATTTATGGTAATAATATAAATAAAATAATTTAGAGCATATTTTTCATATTATTATAGATATAATGGAGCAAATCTATCGAGATACTAAATTTAAATTTATACCAAATGAAGTAATGTCTTTCGCAAATATACGCAAAATAAAGACTATAATGGTAAATGAATCATTTACAAAATATCAAGCAATAGCAGAAGTAAAAGGTGAATATATTATTTGTAACGATATTACAAAGTTAAATAAATACTCTAAACGCATTATCAAGGAAAGTTACGATGAATATTTAGAGTTTTTATCAAAGAGAGATATTGAAAAAGAACGTTGGATTTATAATATTATTGATGATATAGCAGAACAAGATAAGATCTTATTTAGAGATGATGATATCATTGTTATACCAACATATTTATGGGATTCACAAAATATTGAGAAATTACATATATTATGCTTACCAACTAACAAAAACATTAGAACAATTAGAGATTTAACTTCAGAACACATTCCATTATTAGAACGTATGAAAGATGTTACATTAGAAACTATTGAAAAAATTTACGGGTTAAAAGAAGAAAATCTAAAAATGTTTTTTCATTATGATCCATCAACATATCATTTACATATCCATTTTATTAATACAGGATATACAGAATCATGGTCATCAGTAGAATATTCTCATGATTTAGATTCAGTAATTTTTAACTTGTCAATAGATAGCGATTATTACAAAAAAATTAAACTAAACAGACGTATTTAATTAATTAGTGTCTACATTTCCTACAGCAATGTGATTGGTTACTTTCGCAATATTCTTCATCTTCATCTTCATCTTCATCTTCATCTTCAGTATCTGAAGCGTAACAATCTTTACACCCTGACTTAATAGCTTGTCTCATTGTTATTTTCTTTGAGAATATGAGTAATGCATGTTTTTTACAAGGTATAATATGTCCACCTTCATCGTCAAATGGAAATTCAGTTTTACAGCTCCTATTTTCAATTATATCATGTGGTGATAAATTTTTTAAAATAATTTTTTCACTACATTTCATACAAGGTGAGAAACCTGTATACATTCCTGCTAATTCTTGAATAGGCTCACTTTGTTGATTATTATGGAGTCTTATAACAAAGTCATTAATACAACATTTTGGATAACCATAGTATAAGCCAGTTTTATATATCAATCTATATGATTTTCTAAAGTTAACTAGAGATTTAACTTCGTGATAAATATTTCTAGTATTTGGTTTTTTAAAACGTATTTTTGAACCAGGTGTTGCATTTTCTGGACATTGTATTTTTACAAGTGAACCATCAATATATAACTCAAACATTTTTCCAGGTTCTGAATTTCTTGGAACACATGTAGTAATAGTTTTTTCATTTAGTGTAGAATTAAACAACAACGATTTTGTTTCAAGTATTTTTGAAATATTTGAAAACTTTTCATTAAACATTTGTTTTTCTTGTATTTTCTGTAATTTTCTAGTTTTAATAATATCTTTTATATTAGACCAAGTATCTTTATTGATACTTCTTTTTGTGGTCTTGCTATTTCTTTTAACACTTTGAGTGCTCATTGTAACAATATTTTGAATAATTATTTAAAGGTTTTAATTAATTCAATTTTTTTTGAGTGTTCTTACAAACATATCTTTGTTAAAAAAGAATTATTAAAAAATTGAAATAAATATAATTAATGATATTAATGTATAATTAAACAATGAGTGCTCAATATAAATTCGAACAAAATCTATTGGAGGGTTCTGTCAGTAAAAATATTGAAGAAGCTCTGAATGAATGGGTTTTTTGGAAAAAGGTAGTTCCAAAAGAACGCGTTTTATGTATGTGTAACATGTGTTTAACAGCAAATGTATGTTATCGTATTAATAGTATTAATGGAAATATTGGTCGTTTCGGAGATAAATGTGATAAACACTTTCCAGAGAAAAGAAGATATGATAATTTAAATAGTAAAGAAGAAGACGAATTATTAATAAAAATTCTGTCGCGCATTCCAGGAGAATATGGGTTTCAAAATATATCTGAACATATTCAAGCAGCAAAAATAGAATTAATAAAAATTTATACAAATGAATTTAATAAAAATAAAAGTAAATTAAAAGAATTAGTTGCTATATTAAACGAAGTGTGTATTTTAAGAGATATATATAAAGCTGAATGGGTAAGTGACTTAATTCAAATGATTAATAATAAAATAACGGATTTACAAATTAAACAAAAACAAGAAAAAGCAGAACAAGAAAGATTAGAAGAAGAACAAAGATTAGAAAAACAAAAAAGAATAAAAGAATTAGAAAGATTAGAAGAAGAAAAAAGAATTGAAAAAGAAAAACGATTAGAACAAAAACGTAAAGAAGTATATCCAACTCTTGTAAGATTTGATGGACAAATGGAACACGTATTCAAATTATTTGAGTTTAATGTATATAATGATAGAGGTATTGTTCGGGATTCTGATTCTGATGAAGATGTAGGACTCCGAAAAGATACATCTAGATTCGCGATTCAGATGTTTGGAATTAATGAAGAGGGTCAAAGAGCTTCAATTATGGTAGAAGACTACACTCCATTCTTCTACTTGAAAGTGGATAATAATTGGGGTCAAACAAAGAAGACAGCATTATTTGAGCATTTGAAATCAAAAGTGGGTAAATATTATGAAGATAGTATTTTAGAGTGTAAACTAATTGAAAGAAAGAAGTTATATGGATTTGATGCTGGAAAGAAGCATAGGTTTATTGAGATAAAATTCGCAAATGTTAATATATACAATAAAGTAAAAAACTTATGGTATCAAGATGGGACAAATGAAGATGGAGAGAAGGAGAGAAGATTGTTGAAAAACGGTTATAAATTCGTCTATAATGGTGAACCAACATTTATTGAATTATACGAAGCAAATATTCCGCCGTTGTTGCGTTTCTTTCATATTCGTGAAGTAAGTCCATCAGGATGGGTAGCGCTTCCAGTAAAGAAAACAACAGTAATATTTGCAAAGACAACTTCGTGTGATTTTGAATTCTCAATCAGTTATAAAAATATTATTCCGTTGAATCATAAGGAGGATCGTGTGCCTTATAAGATAATGAGTTTTGATATTGAGGCATCAAGTAGTCACGGTGATTTTCCAGTGCCAATTAAATCGTATAAAAAATTGGCAACAAATATTGTAGATTATTTTGTAAAATTAGATGATGTAAATAAGACAACTTGTAAATCAATATTACGTGAAATATTAAGTGCTGCGTTTGGATTCTCAACAATGGATAATATAGATTTAGTGTATCCAAAAGAGCCTTTAAAGGATGAAATTGACTTACAAAAACGAACGGATAATTGGTTTAAGACTAAGGTAAGAGATAGAAAAAATGAGAGCGCAGAGGAACATATTATTGAAATGCTATTTGAAAATGCAAATAAATCAATGCAAACAAAAGAAAAGGAAGAAACTGTAGATAATGAAGATGATTCGGATGATGAATCAGTTGATGAAGAAATTATTGAAGAAGAAAAGACTTGGAAAGTAAGTTCGGGATTTGTAAAAAACTATAAAAATGAAGATTCAACAATAGTGGATATAATGTGTGATAAAAAATTTGAAAGAGAGGGTAAAATTACGGAATTAATAAGATCATTACGTAATCACTTTCCAGCATTAGAGGGTGATAAAGTGACATTTATTGGTTCAACATTTATGACTTATGGTGATAAAGATCCATATTTAAATCACTGTATTGTTTTGAATTCATGTGATGATATGCCGGTAGCAAATTCACAAATAGAGACATATAATACAGAACGTGAAGTTCTACAGGCGTGGACAAGATTAGTTCAAAGAGAAAATCCGGATATAATTATAGGATATAATATATTTAGTTTTGATTATGAGTTTATGTTTAGAAGATCACAAGAGTTGTTTTGTGTAGAAGATTTCTTAAAATTATCACGAAACAATGATGAATTATGTGCGACAGTAGATTATAAAAATCCTGGAAAAATAGATATTGATAGAAGTTCAACGACATTGGCATCAGGGACATATGAATTAGCGATTATTAAGATGAATGGTCGTTTACAAGTGGATATGTTAAATTGGTTTCGTAGAACGGAAAATTTGACGTCATATAAGTTGGACTATGTAGGGAGCCATTTTATCGGTGATGATGTTAAATCGCTCCTACATAGATGTAGGGAGGAAACAGATGGTGTTGAAATGACGCGAATTATGACAAATAATATGATTGGGTTACAAGAGGAGAGTTTCATTCATTTTGAAGAAATAAATCACAGCAGCGATTATTACAAAGATGGACAAAAATTCAAAGTCACCAAAGTTTGTAAAGAGGAAGGATGGTTTGAGATCTTAGGTAATGAAAACCCTTATGCTAAGAAAGTAAAATGGGGATTAGCAAAGGATGATGTAACACCTAAAGATATTTTCAGAATGACAAATGAAGGACCAGCATCAAGAGCAGTTATTGCTAAATACTGTATTCAGGATTGTAATCTAGTTCATTATTTGTTTAACAAAGTTGATGTAGTTACTGATCTAGTTGAAATGGCAAAATTATGTAGCGTTCCTATGAGTTTCTTAATTTTCAGAGGCCAAGGAATTAAGCTAACTAGTTATGTTGCTAAAAAATGTAGAGAAAAAGGAGTATTAATGCCTGTTATCAATAAAGGCTCAAAAGATGATGGTTATGAAGGAGCTATTGTCTTACCACCAAAATGCGGATTATATTTGGAAGATCCTGTGTGTGTTGGTGATTTCGCATCATTATACCCTAGTTCTATGCTATCGGAAAATTTATGTCCAAGCAGTAAAGTATGGACCAAAATTTATGATCTAGCCGGTAATCTAGTATTAGAAACTGGAGAAAAAGATCATGAAGGAAAATATGTGTATGATAATTTATCAGGAATTGAATATGTTGACATTAGATTTGATACGTATCGTTGGATTAGAAAAACTCCAAAAGGAAGAGCAGAAAAGGTAAAATCAGGATATAAAGAATGTAGATTTGCACAACCAACTTATACAGCAGATGGTGTTGAGGAAAAGGCAATTATGCCTTCTATTCTTCAAGAGTTATTGAAAGCAAGAAAGGACACCAGAAAGTTGATTCCTCAAACATCTGATGAATTTATGAAAAATGTTTTAGATAAACGTCAATTAGCTTATAAAGTAACAGCAAATTCATTATATGGTCAGTTAGGAGCTAAAACAAGTACATTCTATGAGCCAGATATTGCTGCTTCTACAACAGCTACTGGTAGATTATTGCTAACATTTGCTAAACGTGTAGTTGAAGAGTGTTATGCTGATACTACAGTGGTAACAAAAGATGGATCAAAAGTTCACACACGAGCTGAATATATTTATGGTGATACAGATTCAGTATTCTTTAAATTTAATTTGACAGATGAAGAAACTGGTGAAAAAATTGTAGGACAACGTGCTTTAGAATTATCTATTGAAATAGCTCAAGAAGCATGTCATAATGTATCAAAGGTTTTAAAACAACCACATGATTTTGAGTATGAGAAAACATTTATGCCATTTTGTCTTCTTTCAAAGAAGCGTTATGTATCTATTAAGTATGAATTTGATCCAACTAAAGGAAAAAGAAATGAAATGGGTATTGTGTTAAAAAGACGTGATAATGCTCCAATTGTTAAAGATGTGTATGGCGGAGTTATTGACATTTTAATGAAAGAGAAAAATATTCAAAAGGCTATTGATTATGTTCATAAATGCTTACAAGATCTTGTAGATGGAAATGTTCCAATTGAGAAGCTAATTATTACTAAATCACTGCGTTCATTTTACAAAAATCCACAATGTGTAGCACATAAGGTTTTAGCGGATAGAATTGCTCAAAGAGAACCAGGAAATAAACCAACATCAGGCGATAGAATTCCATTTGTTTATATTGTTACTAAATTACCAGGAAAAGGTAAAAAAGTGTTACAAGGTGATAAAATTGAAACACCAACATTTATTAAAGAAAATAATCTACAAATTGATTATTCGTTTTATATTACAAATCAAATTATGAAACCATTATTACAATTATTTGGATTAGTCTTGAAAGATATTTGGTTATCACAAAAGCCGCCAAAAAGAGCTAAAGTTACAAAATTACAGGAAGCTATTAATAAAATTAAGTTAGAAACTGAAGATGAAAAGAAATGTGATAAAAAGATCAGTAAAATTAAGGATAAAGAAGTAGAAGAGTTAATATTTGCTAAATATTTAAGAGATACAAATAATGCGAAAAACGGAAATCAAAGTATATCAAACTTCTTTACGAAGTGAGTTTAATAAAGTATTTGTATTATTATTAAATAATTGTAAATTTAATAATAATTTTATATTAACTCATTATTTAAGCAACATTGATTCACTATTTTTATTTTCCTTCATAAACATTTCAGCAAGAGCCATTACTTGCTTTTCCAAACGCAATATATGCTCTTTAATATTATCATTCTCCTCTGAAGGATGTCCAACATCATTGCCCATAAAATAATTATCTACTTTTTTTATCGTCAGTCGTATTGTTTACAGGTATTTTTAACCTATAATAATTACTATATAGAATATTGTAATCTGCTAATCCTTCTGTATCCAACTTTTTCATAATACCAGCTGCTGTGCGCTTGTGTCTATCAGCAATTTCATCAATTGACAAATTTAATAATTCAAACTCTCTTTGTAACTGTAAATACTCATTTACATTCCAGTGTTTTCCAATTCTACTTCTTCCAGATGACATTTCTTATACATTATTATATAGATTATCTTTATATTGTTTAGTAAAGTTTTAAATATTATCATCGTTATTATTTTCATTTGATTCTTTATTAGGACAAATAATAATAAAATATTATTTGATGGTTCAATCATAAAACTATCATTCATAAGTCTAACTGCGTGAATTTAACATGAATTGAAATATATTTCTAGCTATCTGGTTAATTAAATTATCTGTAAATTCTTGATTTGTAATATTAAAAGTTACTTGTTCTATTTGGTTAGAAACAGGAACTCTAGTAAAATTAATATTAAATAAGGGTGTTATGTTAGTATTATCTCTATTAGATAAAGTATCATTTGTTGTATTTTCTGTTGGAGTTGTGGGAAGAGGAGTTGTAGTTAATATAGTAGAAGGTGTTAGACTAACTGATGTTTCAGGAGTATTTCTTCTGGATAATGGTATATAATTCCTAACATCATATCTACATACTGGACATCTAACATTATTTTTAAACCATTCTTGAAATTGATTTTGATGAAATAAATGTTTACAATACAATAATTGTCTAATTTGGTCACCATCATTAAATTCATCCAATGATATAGGACATACTTGAGATAATGGATTATCAATATCACCATATCTAACAATTCTAGAAGCATTTTGAATTTGCTCATTAGTTGGTCTCACTACAACAGTAGAATTTAAAAAATCAGAAAGAACATTAGATAAATCATTATTATTGTCATTATTGTTATTATT